GTATTGGTTTATAAGGTTCTAGGTATAGTTCGTTTATGTTTTTAAAGTCTAGGTTTAAATCGTGTTTTTCAATGTCGTGCTGCGCCTCGTGAATGTCTTCCCCTTCTGGGGCCCATGAGTCTGAGATGTCTATAAAATTATAATTTTTTTGAGAAGTCGTGTCTTCAAGCACTAATCCTATAACCTCTTTTGGAGAGGGCATATTTTGGGGGGTAGTGCTAGATTTCCCTTGTTCCTTCATTCTCAGAAACATGTTGACCCTAGCAAGGCCGTGAAGGTTTAAGTCTTCTTTAGCTAGAGATACCCCCCTAGCATACACCTCTTTTAATTGTTGAATTTTTATGCTTGATTTGTTTTTCTTATTGAAGCTTTTCTTTTTTTCCTCGAGACAAGAAATGAGGCTACCAGAGAAGGATATCCTCTGGCGTTCTAATTTTTTTTCGTTTTCAATAGACGAATTCTCTTCCTGTGGGCTTCCCTCAGACATATTTTTCATTATAAAATAGCTCAACTTCAAAACACATTTATGCACTTCTATACACTAAGAACTACACTAAAAGTCCCACGCTTGGGACTCTCAAAGTAATAATTAATTAAATTTATTTAATTATAAGGTATATTTCCTTTACAACGGTATCCTTTCCAAAAAAAGTTAATATATTTTTATCCACAGGAAAGCACACCCAATGATAAGTTAAAGTGTTTCTTTTCTTAATTAAAATGATGGCTATGTCTATTATTTCATTTAAATCCGAATACTCTTTCCTCTTCTCGATGGAGTATCCTTTATCTTTTAACGCGTTGATCATCTCTTCTGGAAACGTTATTCTTCTGGCCTCGTTATTGAAGATAGCAGCGACATCTCTTACGAAAGAGTTGAATTTGTGGCTTTTCTGGATAGAGTGACTTATATCTTCTTGATCTATATGAATATTCAACTCCCTAAAAGCTTTCTCTAGGGCTTCTGGGCCACAGCTAAAAAGATGAAGAGGGTCTTTATTTTCCCTTCTTAACTCGGAGAAGTGAGAGGGCTCGCGAAACTGATCCATTAAACCGCATCCCATTAAAATCAATCCAAATAAAAAAATGAAAAAAAGGCGCATACCATAAAAGTATTACACCTTCTTTAATAAATTAGGATAGCTCTGTTTATTTACCGTTAGCGATTCCTTGAAGCTCCCTTAGCTTACCATCTGGCTGGGCTAATCCGCCGATGACACTGAAAATATTTAACGAAGGCTTATCTCCGCTATAAACCCCACCATGAACCGTGCTTCCAGACTTAAGCATTCTATTAAGTTGGTCTAAGGCTTGATCTATGTGGCTTTGGGGAAGGTTATCTAACACCTCTGTTCCGCCAATCATTATAACTCCAGCTGTGTTCCCAGTACTTACGTCAACTCCGGTGGACAGTAAATTGCTCCTAAGGTTTTCTCTAACTGTGCGCGAAATTTGGACAGGGTCGTGCCAGTCTTTTACTGGTGAGGCTCCAAATAGGATTAATCCGGAATTTAATATCCCCTTATAGTCGTTCTTATCAAAAGATGTATAGCTACTGTCTTTTGCTGAAGTTAGGTTGAATAAGTGAAATAGTCCTGCCAAATTAGAATTTGCTACATTCCAGAATTTAGAAACCGCCACGCTTGGATATAGCGAGACTACTTTTTCGTTATCTAGTATAATTAAAGGAGAAACCAGTCCTGACGACACTAGGCTATATACGTTTCTTAAAGTGTTCGCCGCATTACCGTTTACTTTTGCTCCTTCAGATTTTTTGGGTAACGTTAAAATAACCCCTACCTGCTTCTCTTTTGTCTTTACTAATTCCTGAACTTCTTTAGCTAAATGAACTAAGGGCGTTACCATTCCCGACCCAGTGCCTCCCCCTGCTCCAACGCAAATAAAAATCCTATCAAAAGATTCGCCAAAAGAATACCTCATGAAGTCAATAACGTCTTCTCTATTCTCCGCGAGTTTCTGTGCGGCGACCGCTGGGTCTTTTCCGGCTCCACCACCCTCGCCAACGCATAGCTTTTGTTTTAAAGATAAAGAGTTCAAATCAGAACTAGCCGTATTAATTGCGGCCACCCTATTGTAGCCAAGCTTTGAGAAGGTTTCAGCCAGTCTTGACCCTCCTTGTCCTGCCCCCAAGAAACAGAATCTAAAAGAAACGTCTACGTCGTCTTCTATGTCGTGAACATGGTAATCTTTTACTTCTCCGCCGTCCTCCGGAACAAGAAGATCTTCTGGCATGGAAATATCTGATTCTCCGTAAAAAGACTTAATTTGTTCATCGTTTTCGTTTTTATTTTCTTGCTCGCTCATATTAAAGTTTTCCTTACGCGTTATTACACGTATTAATCTTCGGAATCTGTTTGACTATGATACAGTATGCTCGCCATAAACGTATTAACTTGATGCTCTAAAGCTATATCTGATACCTCTTGCACCATATCATGATTTTTGTCTACAGGACTCTTAAGGTATTCATCGATAGAGCTTTTCCAGTTTTCTTGCGTTTCGTTGGCCATGATTATACCAGTGATACTTTCGGCAATTTCTTTTTGTTTTTTATTTAGTCTTTTTACTTTATGGGTTTTTCTTAAAGCGGCCTCTACGTTCTTTTCGAGATCCTGAGAAAGCAGAACGTTCTCCTTAACCTTGTTGAAACTAAAGAATGACCTTGACTCTCTTTTCTTTTCCTGAGGAGTACCTGTCCCTTCTGGGCGGCCAGTAGGTTGTTTTTGTTTGGTATTATTATTTTTTACCGGTTGGCCTGATGACGGCGCGGGTTTCATCTGCGCTAGTTTTATTTCATGATTTCGTTGTTTGGTCGTATCCGTTGGGTCTACCCCACCCATCATTGGGATATACAAGCCTTTGTCTTTTAGGCCCTTATATTCTTTTTGCGAGTCAAGGGATTCCTCTTGCGTGGGCAGTCTACCAGTTTCTATAGCTTTCAATCCTTCCATTGGTGTCAGGACCCCGATCTCAACTAGCCTACTATAAACTTTAGCGAAGGTTGTACTTTCTCTTAAGCTTATCTCGTCAAATATAGGGGTGGGGTAGTTTTTAAGACCCACGTTCTGGGCTATTCTTTTTATTTCTGGAATTAAAAAATCATAAAGGAAAGTTTCTCTAGCCTGCTTTAATCTTGCTAAGAAAATTTCCACTTTCATCGAGAAGCTGCTGGCCTTATCACCCGTGGCCGTAGACGTTCCTCCGCCCGCCCCAGTGATCATGCTATTTAACCCAGCTTGGATATCTGAGTTTACGATTTGGTATTTTTTAGGGTCAAGAAGGTCGCCTATCTGCGGAATTACGAATTGAGCCTTAGTAGTGTAATCAGCAATTAATACTCTCCCCACTGATTGGTTTTCAAAGAGCTTCTGCAGTTCTACCAAGTTTTTTTGATTTACTCCCCCTTTATCTGGGTCAGTTCCTGTTGTAACCAACAAGACTGCTTGCTGCATCGTTCTGGCGATAGCCATGTCCATCCGTTTTAATTCTGATTTATGATTTATATCTTCAAGAACGGGGTATCCCATAGGGACAGCGAAAGGTTCGTAATCCATTTTTTTATAGAATACTGCGGAAATTTTTTCAGCCTCCAATGGGATTTTTATAGAGTTTAAAACTTGGCCAGAGTTCAGCAGCTTTTTAACTTCCTCAGGAAGAGAGTCTCTTATCTTTTTGTCTTCATCAGTCTTTGCGACCCTAACTCTCTCTAATTCGTAGTCGGAAAGTACCTTATGATATTTTTTAACATCGGTAGAAAAGCTTAATGAGCCAGACAGCTGGATGTCTGCGGGATTAAGTATTACGTATCTATATGGAATTTTAATTTTCTTTGCGCCAAACGTTTGTGAAAGTTTCTTTACGTCTTCTTTTTTTATTGCGGCGTCAAGCCTGTATAAAAAAACGTTACCCGACCTGAAGTACTCTCTGAAAAATCTATCTTGTAAGTCTGCTATATTTATTTTTTTCAATAACGCCTCGAAGAAGCTCCTTGATTTTTTGCTTCCACCCCGAAAGCAGATACTTGCCGCTGAAAACTCCGTCATTAGATCTATGGCGTTCCTGAAAACAGAAAAATTATAATAAGCCTTTTGACATAAAATCACAGCGTCTCTTACGGACATGCCTCCTTTATTGTCGACAGCCTTAAATGGGACTAAGCCCTTATCTATGTTCGTGTACTTATCGGTCCTTTCGATGTTGCTGGACACGTTCCTTCGATAAGAGGTTCTGTCTGAAGATGACGCTTTCGCTTCTCCGGAAGCTTCGGATATCATTATGGGGACGATATCTTCTGTTTTCTTTTTCCTTGCCCCAGTCCCCTTTGTCGTTGTTTTTTTTGAAACGCTCATTTTAGCTTTTTTTAGAGTTTTTTTTTAAATAAAATCTTATTTTACATTACACCATTCTAGGGGTAAAGGTCGCGGCCGTATCATCTAATTTGTAATTCTTCATATCGAAGTAACACTTTACACCCCAATTAGCTAAAAGTAAACCAGTATAATTATCTTTTCTTGCCCTACCCGCGCTAGTATTTCGCTTTAAATGCTGCGGGAGATCAAATGTTTGTGTTCCTCTAGAGGTCGTTTTAACCTCGACAAGCGCACACTGTTTTTTAACTTGATATACTAAATTATCTTGAGTTTCAATGAATTCCCCCAAATTTTGTTCATTAACATTACTCAGGTTGACCTTAGACATGCTTTGTTTATCGAATTCCGAACCGTTTGCTGTGGTTCTAGACGCAAACCATACTTTCTTATAATCTATATTTGCCTGAAGTAGCTCGTTAGCTTTCCTTATCCAATCGCTTGAAAAAACTTGATTGAATACAATTCGTTTACCTTCCTTGTTGTAAGCCTTTTTTAAGTCTCTGATTTCTTTTATATAATCCACGCCTTCTTTATTAGAGTCAAAATCGATAACTTTTAAATTAATTCTATTGTCTATAAATAGTTTAGAGTGGTTTGCCGCCTCCAGAAACATATCTGATCCGGCGTTATCAATACATATCAATTCTGGGTCAAAATTATCCAATACATAGTTAAGATATTTGACATGATTATTTAAGTTACCTAAACCAGCGTAGTTATGCACAAGGGTTGAAGCCTCTTTGTCTTCGTCCAATTCCATAACTGAGATAGCAAAGTAATCCGCGCTTGGGCTGTCGCTCATGTTAGGGTCAACGCCTATCACATATTTTTTGGCTGATTTACCTTTTATGAGGGTGGTTGGCTCTTCTCCGTCCGGAATGGTGCATTCGTGCATCTTGATCGCGCTAAAATAGCTATCACTTCCGTCTGTAAATTGAGCACAATACTCCCTCTGAAACGAGGCGTTAGAATACCCACCGTCTTGAGCTGCTTCGATTATCGTATGGTCAATCATATGTTCTGGTAGGGCTTCGTAGCCTAACTGAGATACGAAATAAGAGGACTCTCCCTTTTCTTCTTTGTAGATATGATTAATCCAGTCTTTGTATGTCTTGTACAAATTTTCAAAAGTATAACTTGCTGAAGATAACGCTATCATTTTACTATCGTTTTCAAAGACCATTCTGTCTTCCTCTTTCATAAGGCCTTTCTCTATGAGCCCATCTTCCATTTCGCGTATTTCAATTCTTTCTTTCATGTTCTGGGGAGCAACCAAGAACGGCATGAGAACTGTATTAATTAAATCTTCTGGTAAAAGCAAAAACTCATCCAGTAAAAGTACGTTAGCTCGGAAACCACGAATTTTTTCTCCGTTAAGTGGAATAGCGGTAATCGTTCCGCTATTGATTTGCCATTGAAATTGGTCGTTTCTTTTTGACTTCGCCCCGAAACACTGCATTAAAAGCTCTGCTCCTTCAGACTCTACTATCCTCTCTAGGTTCTCAAATATAAATCTAGCTGTTCTAAACGTTGGACCCGCTACTAATATCTTTGTCCCGGGGTTAAATATGCACTGAAGAAAACAGAATACGGAAGCAATGAAAGTTTTTCCACAACCGCGACCCCAAACACACATCGAAAAATTCTTATCCATCATACCCTTAAGTGTGATCTCCTGAAATGGAGCCAACTTAATTCCTGATATTAACTCGGTCGTAAGACCTAGGTTGGCGTTCAAAAATCTAGCTAAAGTCATCTTAGCCTCATTGTCGGAAAGGTGACCTTTAATTTTTAATAGTTCGTCGTTGACGCTTTCGTCGCCAATCTTTCTATATTTGTCTGGACAGTACCACATCTTTATAAAATTTTTAAATCATAAGCTAACTGTAGGTCCATCTTAGTATAAGAGCAGCCACTAAAAAATATTTTTTTAATTACTCTTTTTGACTCTTTTCTACCTTTAACGAATAGGAATTGCACGTGGGGATATTTTTGAATTAATTGCCTTACATTATGAAAGATGTATTCTGGCGTAACCTTTATCTTTTTTGAGATGTAGGGCAGGTACTTAAAATTCATAGCGTTACTTAACGTGTCTTCTACGAGTATGATTAAATTCGCCTCCATCTCTTTAGCTCTGATGATCTCATTTTCAAATCTATCAAAGTTTCTCACGCTTAATGTCGATATGAAGTCCGCTAAGGATTTCCTCTCTACGTAACAATTGCACGTTAGTTTTGGCTCGCTAAACGTATAGTCTCCAACCGATAACGTCATAGATTGAGTGGGATAATCGTCCCACTTTAAGGGAAGTTGTTCTCTCGTATCTACGTGTATGGAGTATTGGGATTTTTCATACTCCTTTCCTTCTGTCATTTCCGCAGGGAATTGATATTTGTTTTTAAACCCAATTCCTTCACAATAGGAATAATAATTTTTAAATATTTCATGAAGATACTGAACGGGGGGAGAAAGTACGCTTCTTAATTCGACCTGAGAAGGAGTATAAATTAAATTTTTCTTTTCCTTCCTTTTCAGTAGAAGATCCTTGCAGTAGTTTACAGCCTCTTCCGGAGCTCTTTCTTTTAGCCAAAGGCGTAGGTTTGTGCGAGAATTAAAGTCTGTGGAGAAATATTGTTCTTTTGTTTTATATTTAATGATCTCTTTATTATGGAGATCGTATCTTGGGTAATATTTTTGGTAGTATCCTACGACCCTTAACTTATGGACTTTGATATGGGCGTGAAGCTGTCTTTCTGTCTGAAAGACTTTCTTGCAATTTTGACAAATCACCTCTTTCTCTTCTCGCTCTATCATATTTCATTTTCGTCCAAGCCTAGGATTCTTGCTTTTATTTCATCCATAGTGGACAGATTTTCGGCTTCTTCTCTAACGCTCTTTCTTCTTATCTCAGAGAGCTTAATGAGTTTTACCCTGCTTTCTTCGTCCTTCCAAACTTTGACTAAATTTAATATACTTGCGTTTTCTTTGATTTGATTCCTAAGACGATCGCTTCTCTTTTCTTTTAAATCGTTCAAAAGTTTTTGCTGTCTGTTAACGGATTGATTGTACTCTGTCTCAGTTTTCCCTATGGCTTCAACCAGAGACATCGACGCTCTTCCGTTGTCGTCTTCTACTATATTATCGAGTAACCCAGTCAAGTGTTCCTTTCTTCTTTGTATGCTTGCTGAGATTACCACCTCGGAAGAAAGAACAATGTATTGGTCCACTTCTTCTTGAGTTAAGTCCGGTTTATCATGGGTATACCTTATGAAACTTGATTCAAATAACTCCCTATCTGTTGTCGTAACATAAGTATTAATTTGATAACAAAACCTATAAGTATTTATATAATTAATTAAAGACCCTATTTCTTTTTTTATTTTAGCGGTGATTTTGTTTTTATCTATAGAGCCATTAGTGTATCTGTTTACCCTGAATAAAGTCTTATCGAATGTCTTGGGCGGTTTGTATTCTTCCGTGGGAACTTCGTCGGGGGATTCAAAGGCGGTTGCAGGCTCTAGCTCTTTTATGAAGTCACTAACTACTCTCGCTTCTTGATTTAAATTACTTAAGTTTGGGTCTTTAAATAATATCCTTGCCATTTCTACAGAGCTCATAAATTCAAGGTTATTCTTTATAAAAACCTCGTCCTCTTCAGTAAGGCTGATTTTTGTTTTTGCTTTGTATTCATGGGCCGCTCTAGCCTTTATACTTCTAGATGCCAAGAAAGCTTTGACAGCTTTCCCTTCTTTAGTTCTTCCGTCTAAATCTTGATTAGGAAAAGCAAGCCTTATGAGCTCCAACAGCGCAGGAGGGGAATCTGGTCTAGAGTTCCACTCATCTAAGATTACCTTTTCTTGATCTTCTGTTAGCTTGAAACTACTCATTTTTTACATTTTCGGAAGCGGCAGATACCAAGTCTTCTGGCGTGTTCACTGTTGTTGCTTCTGGCTGTTTTTTGTCTTCTTTTGCTTTAGCTTCTTCTATTTCTTTATCCTCTTTAATCTTTTTGAGAAACGGTATCCAGTATAGGTGTCCATAATTTACGTAAATTTCCTCACCCGCTTTAATGTCTCTTATGGATAATACATAAACTAAGACTTCTGTTGGGTGCGACCAATAAGTGCAATTATATCCTAGCGAAATATCTAATTCGTTCATGGCTTTTAAGTCTTCCCCGGTATTAACCTTGCTTCTTGCCTCTTGCTCTTTTTCGTACTCTTCGCCTGTTCTCTCGAGAGGTCCTCGTTTATCGTTTATGAATCCTCCGAGACCCATTTCTTCATCAGTTAACGAAGGTTGACAATCTATCATTTTCATTCCTCTCTCAGTCTGTTTGGATGATTGCTTTTGCCAACCAATTGCGTATAGCGCTGATGGTTTGTCGAACCCTAGTTTTAATGTATAGGCATATTTTTCTCCCAGCCTTTTCTGAGCTGCTTCCGAAAGTTTAGCTTCCCCCCCTAGCCCGCCTTCGACGGTGCTGGCGGACTCTATCTCAAGAACTTCGCCTTTGTATTCGCAAATAGGCTTACCGGCTAAGATGTCTATTCCCGCGAATAAACCTACTCCTGCGCCCGGAAGTTTGGAAACGCCTAGGTACAATTTGTTTGCTATGTTATCTATAATTTTCATAATAATTCAATTTCTCCTTTTTCGATGCATTCTTTTGCTTTTTTTATTATACTTTTTTTTAGGTTTTTAATTTGTTTGTAGCCGGGCTTCCTGTTTTTTTCATTTGACTTTAGTCCCAACTTTTTTGCCACTTCATCTTCTTCTAGGTTTTTTATATAAAGCCCTTCGTAAACTATCCATTCGTTTGGCTTCAAAATCTGATTCATTTTAAAATGCATTAAATTCACATGCCTCTCAGTGTCTCCCGAGTTTACGAACTCTATCGAATCTGTTTCAAAAATATGATCCTCTAACGATAGGGGAATTTTAACGCTATAAGCTGTTTTTTTAGTCCTTTCCCACTTCGCGTAAAGAGGACAGTCGTCGCATTGTGTTTTGTATATTTTACAGGACGCCTCCCCTTCTCCGGCTTCACATTTTAAACATGGTCTAGCAAAATTTCCATAATGGTTTCTTATTAAATTTTTAATTTGGTTAGATATAATTCTATTTAACCAAGGACCTAGCGGTTTCTGTGGATCATATAGGGCCCATTTTTCATAAATGTGCGCTCTAATGATTTGAGAAACGTCATCATAGTCTATCCAATTCAAAGATGTTAGGCTCCATTTTTTACTTCTTTTCCGTATTTCTTGATTAATAAAATCGTAACTCTCTTCAAATGTGGGTTTTTTTTTGCGGGTGCTTTTGTTCATCCCTTTTGTTAAATTTAGGTTTCCTTAGGAGACTTCTTCTTCCTTAAAGCTCCCGCTTCTTTCGAAAAGTTTTCTAAGACCTCCTTTCTGTCTTGCTTGGGACGATTCATATCTATTGGGGGCGCGCCTTTATCGGCGGTTCCGACCAAAGACCCTAAAGGCTCGCCTTTCGTTTCTTCTGTGTATATTTCAACATCCAGTTCCGTAATGTTTGGTACATACGTCATATCCGAGTCCTCTTCATCGACACTATCTTCCTCAGCGTTTGTTATGTTAGATCCAAGATTTAATAATGCGCCACAACTATGACAAAACTTTGGTTTGCTATTTGCGGAAAATTCAACCTTTGATCCGCATTTTTGGCAATAGATTTTCATATTAATTTATTATAACGGAGAGAAAGAATCTTACAAAAATAAATGAAGTAAAAATTAAAAAAGTGTAACTTAGCGCGTTAAAG